TACTAATTCACTAGGAGATTGTGTTGCTATAAGAGTATCGGCTGGATTTGTTGAAACTATCTTACCATCTTGTACAACACCATCGTTAATACTACCAACACTTGCCGATGCATCAGTTGCACTTGGCAATCCACCCTTTCCCTCCATTGCAGCTACTGAAAAATTGTTAACCGCTGCGTCCGCTTGTCCTACAGCATCACCAACAGTATCAACTAAACTACTAACACCAGGTATTTTTTTCAGCAACCACATAATACCATCTATGATAAATTGAATCGCTTTCGCTGCTAGTTTTAATGGGAAGAATGTAAATTGTAAAACAGGTCCCAACATTTGAAATATAGGAAGTAGCGCGCCACCAACAGTTGCCAATATACCTTTAAATGTATTTTCCATATCTGATATAGTAGATGCCATCTCTTTTTGAGCTGCGGCTTTTTCAACCTCTTGCATCAATTGTTCATCATTAAGATTGGTTATATCCAATCCAGCATCTATTGCTGCCTGTGCTTTTTGCTGTTCTTCTGTCGATAGTCTACTTAATTTTTCTTGCGTATTTAATTGCTTATTAATTTCCTCAACAGTCATGTTAGATGCCTTTGCCAATTGTTGTTGTGTAAAGTAATCTTTTTGACGGAAATCACCACTTCTTTGTATTTGAGTAAGTGTTTCAGCTTGTGCATCTGCGAGTTTACCTTCCATTGCCAATGCTCTTGCTCTACTTAAATTAAATTCCCCACCAACAAATGTTGCTGCTACTAATTCCTCCTCAATACCTGTTTCAAAATCTAATAACTTTTCTGCTAATTTTACCTGGTCTTTTAGAGAACTACCCATTCTTGCAGCTTGTACTGCATTTTTTGTTAACGCGACTGTATCTCCTTTAAAGAATGTAGATGCAGCTTCAGCGTTTTCAGCAATATCTTTGAGTACCTTTTTTGGAGCTACCCCTGCTAGCTTAGACATATTTGCTACCTGCATTTGTACACTAGCTGCAGTTTGTTCCGATAAACCACCTACACTTTCAAATATACCTTGTACTTTTGCTGCTTCTTTCGCACTAACTCCAAAGTTTGTTTTCATTAGTGAAAGGCTTGCCACAGTTGCTGAAGAATAATTTGCAACTTCCCCAATTTCCTCTCTAAGTGCTGCCATTGTATCATATGCATCGTCTAGAGATACACCGTAATTTGCAAATTGTTGATTTACAGCAACGGCCTTATCTTCCATATCCGCCATCATAGAATTGGTGAGGCCCGTCTCTTTCCTAAATTCTTCACTAGCTTTTTCCAAACCCAACATATAATCCACTCCAGCGATTATTGCACCAATTACCAATGTGATACCGGCTGTTGCTATTGCTGCTTGGATTCCGAATGCTCGGATTCCCATTATCATATTTTTGATACCACCAATTACCGATTGAACTCCAGCAGGCATTTTACCCAGTATTTCATTACCACCCTGTTGCAATTGGTTATATCTCTCCTGCTGCATTAGCAGGTTTTCTTTTGAGGCAAATGCTTGCTCTGCTAATTCTTTTTCTTCTCCGGTTAAACCAATTATTGATGATTGAAATTCTATTCTTCTCTGCTCCGCATCAGATATTCCAAACATTTCTTGTCTAGCCATTGCAGCGGCTGCGGCGGAATCAACCTGTTCGCTTCGTATTCCTTCCAATATAGTTCTTCTTGCTGATAAAAGCACTCGGTCTTCATCAGATGCTTCAACTTCTTGTTGTTTTAATTCTACTATCTTTGCCGTAATATTAGCGTATGAATTACTAGATGAGTTTGAATCGGTAAGAAACTTTTTTTGCTGATTACCCATTTTTGTAAACGATGTAGCAAAATCATCTTGCAAATCATTTGTTTCTTGCTGTCGCTTATTCTTTTCTTCCGCTAGTTTTGCTTGCTTTTTTTCTTCATCCAGTATATCTTTTACAACATTAAATCGTTCCTCAGTTAGACCTAGACGAATTTTTTCACTAGCTATTCTATCTTCTAAATCTCTTTTTTCTTGTCCTGTTGCGGTTGCGGCACGTTTATTCTGCTCGGAAATTCTTTCGTTAATTTCCGCGATTTCTTTTAATAACTCGAGTTTTTCCCTTTCGTTAGGATTATTTTGCGCCATCTATTAATACTGAGTATTTATCATTCCATTATCATCCAACCATTTATACAGCTTTGGATTTTTAGTTTTTAATCCATCCATATAATCCTGATTTTTTGAGTTGATTGCTTTCAAATCTTTTTCTAACTTTTGCAGCACAGGATCATTATCTATTAATGTTTGAATTTGTTGTGGTGTTTTCTTTTTAGTAAAAAACCCAAAAAATTCTTTTAAATTAGATTTTGATATTTTATATTTTTTCATAGTATATAGTTTAACATCTATAAATATCCCATTAATAAAAAAAGTTAGGATTATCTATTAACCCTAACTTTTGAATTATTTGCTTTATTTGATTTTTTTACTTCATCTGCTTCTTTCTTTTTAGCATCTACTAATTTATTATAATAAAAATTTCGTAAATACGTTGGCATTTGATATAAATCATGTTGATTAAACCCATTGCCATAGTAACACATCTCAAATATTTGAGTGTGTAACATTTTACTATGATTTGTTGTTAGGCCAAAAAAAGTTTACGGACATACCGATAGGCGCCTCCTCCACCTCACCATCTTCGTGAGTATAAGTGAATTTCATATCAAGATCAGGAGTTATTTTTTTAACATATTCTCTGAATGCTCTACTATCTTTAGCCAACATTCCATTTATGTATTTATTTAATGCAGATATGGTATTATCCCCATTCACAGATGTAATCATATAACGCAATCTAGTTGTAATATCATATGATGTTTCTTTATTTAATTTTTCTAAAGCTGCTATATCTTTTTCTATTGCTTTTTCATCACCATGTGTTAATAACTTAAATGTAAGATTTACACCAGTTGGAGTTTTAAATTCAAATTCATTTTTATTTTTAAAAATAGATACATCTACTTCTTTTATTTGAATTTTTGATAAATCAACTTCTGAATTTATACTTTTTCCTAATTTTGATGAATAAAAAGATACTGCATATTCAGGACCATACCCCAATAGACGTGTTGCTAATACTATTGCATTTTTATCACCCAACATAATATCATCTGGATTTATAGAATCTAATATAATTGACTCAAATAATCTATCTAATACAATACCTTTTTTAATAAGATTTTGTGATGCTAAAATATCCTCCTCTTTAGCAGTCATATGTTTAATTGTAATTTGTCCGGATGATAATGGGTGTTCTTTCGGATACACCAATCCTTTTGATGGAAGGTCTAATACTTCCGTTGGAAAATCATATTGTTTTTCTGTCATAACTTTACTCGTTTTAATTTTGTATATATAAATACATAGAAATTAAAAAATTGGAAATAAAAAAAGGGGAAATGTTTAGTTTCCCCTTTGTTTTTATATTTTTTCTTAAATTAAAATTCAAGAATTGCGTAATCGTAAGATAATGTTAATTCAATGGTTGCAACCTCATTTGATGAAAAATCTAATTCACCAAAGTTTGCTTGTTGAATAAATGCACCTTTTAAAGTCCATTGTTCAATTTTATCACCAACTGGTCCTAACAAATAGAAAGTAATATCTTTTTTATAGAAATCTGCGTATCCACGTCTACCAGTAATCGATTCATGTCCTAAACGAATCCAATCCATTACCTTTTGTGCTGCAGAAGGTACAATTGGGTCATACAATGTAATTGTTATGTCTTGCCAATCACCTTTACCTTGTAATTTTCTTTTTACGTTGATATGGTCTAATGCAATTGTTTCAAATTGAATTGTAGGTCTGTTTGCCGCTTTTACAAGATATGAAGGGATAGTATCTATCTCCATCACATATCTATTTTTCATTTTAGGTTCGAAGTTCGTATAGAACATCTTGTCAAACTCTAATATTTCTGCCATTTTATTATCCTTTTATTTTATATTAATAAATATCTACTTCCTTTATTTTCGTATTATGCTGAGAAACTTGCTCCAGTTGGTAAGATGTTGAAATCTATTACGATAAATTCCGCTGTCTTAGCCGGTTGTAAGAAAATTTGTCCTGCTAATATGTTTCTATCAATTACATCAGGTGTGTTGTTACTTTCATCCATTACAACTTTAAAGGTATAAAGTCCTTGTCTTTGTTGTACTGATTCTAAGTAAGGGTTCACAGTGTTTAAGAATCTTTGTCTAGTTGTCGAAGTATTTTGTTCGAATACTAAGAAACGAGATGTTGATGCAACGAATTTTTTCAAGTTGATAAGTAATCTTCTAACATTGATTCTATCTAAAGCAGATGCCTTATCTTGCAATGTTTTCTGTCCAAATGCTACAATACCTTGTCCAGGGAATGCCGCAATTGGGTTTACTTTGTTCTCATATAGAGTATCTCTTTCAGAGTGTGTTAATCTATTCAATACACTAACTGCTCCGGTAATACCACCTCTATTCAAACCTGCAGGTGCAAACCACTCAGCTGCCAATCTATCGTTAGAAGCGTAAACCGCTGGTAACAATGTAGAAGGTGGGACTGTAGTTAGTTTGTTTGTGTTACTATCAATTGTTTTCATCCAAGGATAGTAAGTTGCTACATAGTTTGAATCTACTGAATTTGCTTGCTCAGTTGCTTCAGTAATTGAATCATCATAATCATTAAAATCAGCGATATAGAAACAATCTTGTCTTTCTTCAACCATATCAATTGCTTTAGAAGTAACTGATGGGTGAAGGCTTCTTACGATACCAGGAGTTACTACCATATTGATATCATATTCATCGGGATTAGATACTGCGTTGATTGCTTTAGTATATGCTACTGAACCAGATGATGCTGCAGTTGCACAATTAAATCCTTGTGTATTTGCGTTACCCCAATCAGCATCTCCAGCTTTAGCTTTTCTTACGGTTGGGTTCATACCATCAAATCCATATTGGAATCCTAATACAAATTGTCTTTTAACCATATCAGTTGATGCCGAACCAGTCATTACATATGATAATTGTGAATCAAATGCGAATGCTACGTTAGCCCCAGCCAATGCTCCATTAGGAATTGGTTTTAAATATTGTTTGTTATCTATTGCTTTGTATGTATCTTCAAAATCAAATCCAGAAAAATAAACCGGAGATGATGATGTGTTGTTTGCCGAACCTGTTTGATAATTTACGGCAGGCACCCAATTTGATATTGTTGCGTCAGCTGCAATTGGATTCACATATGCTGCGTGTCCAAATGGTGCTGCTGATATTGGATAAGAACCTGGTCCTAAGATATTAGAATTAGCATCTTGTACAACTACTCTTACATTGTTTGATTTATTTGAGTAATCACCAGTTTCAGTTAATTTTCCATTAGAATCAATTGTTAATTTTCTATCACCAATTCTTCTAGCTATATAGTTAGGAGATGCAGGGTCTAAGTTTACGTTATTATATGTTTCAACTACACTCTTTCTCTTATCAGTATCACTAAATGAACGAATGGTTACAGTAAAT